CCGAGACGAATTGCACTACCAAAGCCGTTGATACCTTTCATACGTACGAAAAGTTGGTCATAAAAGTATCTACGGTATTCGAATTTTTCTCTGTTTTTCATGGCTTGGAAGTATTGATTCCACTCCCACGCAAGAATGACATAGTTAACAGACCTATCAAACTTGCTCATATCGGTACAAACAAACCACTCCGGCAGTAATTTGTTCATCCAATAGTTAAACCATTCACCTATTTGCTCCCCATTTGTTCCAGTTGCCCACAACACCGGTGCAGACATCTTTACAAAATGGGATTTCATCTGGGCTGAGTACCCAGAATACCAAGGTCCAAGAGTTGCTATGCATTCATCACTGCTAGCGTTTACGACTCTCGGAACTTTAAAACCATCAAGTATTTGTTTGTCCTTCTTAACAAACGAAGAATGATACGGGTCAGGAATTTGAGAATAGTAAGCTTTCCTGAGCATATCCGCTCTATTTGTAGGAAATTTGGCTACCCATTCTTCAAACTCCGGAATTTGTATTTCGGAGGCTCTTACTTTATACATGAAAGGTTCGGCAAACACCTCTACGACATCGGTCAAACTAAAAGCAGGCTGCGTACAATGAGCCGCTATAGCATAGAACCAATTTTCCGGTCTGTTTGCATAACTAAAAGGTCTTGATATCCCTTTCACGCCGAAATAAGGTTTGAGTGGCAATCCTTTACTTGAATAATATTTTTCAAACGACACTTCCACTGCTCCCCATTTCGAATAAGCTCCTCTAAAAGGACACTCGATGACGTAGTTGTCCACCACTCTTAAAGAAAATCCGAAAGAGTGTCAGAAGGCTCCTCAGTAAACACACTGAGTAGAGCATCCTGATTGTTAACAACTTTGTAGGTGTTATAAAATTTAACAAATTCCTCGTTGATCGTATATTGAATATCTTCAACACAACCTTCCACAGTCTTTAGACCACGGGAAACACCTTCACGCAACACCTTAACGTATTTTAAGGCTGCGTACATAGCCCCAGAGAGATCCTCTATCAATACTTCCCTATCGCAAAGAAGTACATCCTTTAGAAGATTTACCCAAGAACTGTGATTGAAGCTCTTTTCTTTTAGAACTCCTTGGATCCTTTTATTGATCACGGAGAGGGAAGGAACCTTCTCTCCGAGCTTTTCAGCCATTTTTTCCACACCTTTCTTGACAACATCCATTACCACCTTTGGTACTGTGAACTTTGTTTTGAAATCAAGGAGGTCGTTGTATGTTGAGTACAAATCAGAGTTGGCGTAAATAGTCGCGTGCAAATCGGATACTTCTTTATTTTTATTACATAGAATCTTAAATAAGCACATCATATCCTTTAGATTCAACACAAAACCCAAGTCCTCTGCATATTTCCTGCAGTAATATTTAAATTTTTGGATCCAACTTGGTGACATCTTCTCTAAAGCCATCTTTGTCTCTAATTTGTCAATCAACGTACTAGAGATGTATCTTGTACACTCTCCTGATTCAGTAAACATCACCCATTTCCCAAACTGGTAGAAATGACTGCCGTCACTAAAAGTGCGTGAATTGATTAATGACCCTGTGGTGAGTGGATTACAGATTTTTTGGACTTGATATACGATATATCTGGAATTCTCCAGATACGGTGTCCAAACAAATGTGTTCTCAGCCAATGTGATGGGCTTGATAATTTCGGCATAGTGAGGCAACACTACCGAGCTTCCATCAATTTTGCGTGTCCTTAGTACATGGGTCAGTTCCACCTTGTAGGAATGAATACAAGTGTCCTTGTATTTCTGTACTAACACGAATGCGTTCTGCGGCTCATTGCGCAGTTTAATCATTAATGGAGTCCTAAAGTTCCTTAGTCTCATTAATGAACACATGTTTAACAAGTATGCTTTAGGCTGTTTGTCTGCAAAATCAGCCCTTATGTTTGCATATTCCTCATCTTTTGTTAAACTGTGGTTCAGGACACCCTTACTGTTGAAAGTGAAGGTGTATCCATCGATGGTTACCTTTGCTGGTACCGTCCTGCCCACACCCAAGTATTGTTCAAGGAATCTTGGGTCAACCTTCTTCGGTGCAGCTTGTATAGGAATGTATACTCGCTTCTCATGTGATGAACCTGTCTTATAGACCGGAGGTTCAGGAATTACCGAAGGGGGAGTTTGCTCGGGTTTTCTTTCCCGTCCTGAAGTTCTAGGTCCAGGAGCCTTATTATGTGATTTTTTCGACTTGTCATGTCGTTTAAAAATTTTTTGTTTTGAAGTAGATTGGTTCGTTGCCTACACCATACTGTAATGACGCTACTCCGCCATTTAAACAGGGGTACTTACCAGCACTGGTCTTTCCCAGTGTCAAATCGCCGTGAGCTCGCTTACGTGGGTTCGCTACCCAACACCCTTGATTGAAGAGTGAGCTGCGTATTCTTAGGACTTACGCACATTTGCTGGTCTCACCAGTTGTGCAAGTCTTTTACTGTCTCTTCCATGTCCTTGTGGTCGTATCGGGCTGCCTCATGTTACTTCATTTGTTGAAACAACTTCAGGTTCCGAGGTCGAAGATGATAAGTCTGCGTCTGTTGCTTTCATTCCCCACTTGATGTTTAGAACGATTATCCCATGAATACTGAGTCTTACAATATTACCTGGAGGTTGCCCTTCAACCAAACCATTAAAGGTTCCAGTCGCAGGGTCATAGCCTACCGGTTGTAATATCAGCCCAGCACAGGACAAATTCTTGATTTTTCATTACATCTACAAATCAGTCGGGTGGACTGAGGTGCGGAGATAGATTTCGTTTTCCTTCACGTTAAGGTAATCAACCACTTCTTATCACTATGTTCTTGACCCTGCAAGCATAAGTCAGAGGCCCCACCGAAAGTCACGTCTACGTGGCGCACGCACCCAAGAGTTTACTTTCTTTTCAACTCGCCGTATGATGGCACTAACTGCGGCCATGTTCGTTCAGGAAGGTTTTACATAGTGTATAAGTCGTGAATTAATTACTGAAAGACTACACCAGTCCAACACCACTTAACAGTGGTGGAAGCGGGACAAGGGTTGGTACTCCAATTATTTATACGATCCCCCAGCCGTGTGTAATCCGTGTTCAGTCCACAAAATCAAGTACTTATGCATGACGTCATTCCCTTGTTCAGCACCGACACTAACTAATTGTTGCACCACGATTAAATCGTTAAAAACAATACAACAATTAACAATGTAAGCTAACCTACTGAGAGTAAGACCGCGTGTACATTCACAACATTTTCAGACATTTCCCCTAGTCATTCCCATCCGTTACAAATGGTGTATCGGCTCACTAATCATGTCCCCATTGGCACTCAACCAACTCACTTACACTTTCGCTGCCACACAACACTTACAACCTACGAGCTAACCATTATCTTCATGTCTTTAACAGTAAATCCAGACTGTTTTGGACCTGCATAGCCCCCACTAATGAGATGGAGTGCAGGCACAACTTGTACAGCCTAAGAACTTTGCAAAGAGCTAATGCTTCCATTCGTTGAGACACAATGCTCCCTGGTTACCACAGACCACCCCGTCAAAGCCACTCTCAACCCTCACTAGTGTTTACGGTATCCGAGTCGGTTCTAAACCATGTCAAAAAGCTTTAGTTTAACCATAGCCCAGTTGAGTCCCATACAGACAACCAACTGGTTATTGTGTCGCGAACAGTACTTCGCCGTGGAGTTAACGATCTCCACACCTCCATTCACGCCTTCAGAGCATCATTTCTAAATTCCATGAAACCTCCACATGTGCATCCAACCCCATCCCACCGATCACTCGGTAGTTGAAACAGTTGTAAATGGTTATCAGCCAATGCACAATAAGATTACTTCACTTCCTCCGTTTGATGTTGAACGTGTTGTAGTCGGTCAGTTTATGTTAAGGCATTAACTAACAAAAGCCGCAGCACTTTGTGCCACTGCAAAGGGATACCTCTGGGTGAGGGCCTATGCA